CAATCTGTGCACTCGTGGCCGCTAGTTGGGCCACCGTCTGCGTGAGCGACGATAGCGCCGAGTCCTGACGCTGTGCGAGCTCGGTCAGGCTGAGCAGGGAGCGGGTAACCACCCGCAGGTCGTCACCCCCGATTGACACGCGCTTGCTCCTCGGCTGCTCTAGATGACGCTGCAGCGGCTTCGCCGGCGGCTCGCGCACGCGCCGCCGAGCGCTCTACCTGCCGCTCCCGGAACTCTGCGAGTTTGCGCGCCGCAGCCTCGGCCAGGCGCATTGCGACGCCGAGTCCGCCGCTCACTGTAGACCCCTCCGGTAAACGCTGGCGAGGAAGCCGTCCCACGGGAAATTCGGGCCCGGGTCCGTGTGTCCGTGCCCGCGCTCCGGGTAAGCCGCGGTAACGTCACCGTGTCCGCAAAACCCACGCTCGCCGGCGCGAATCTGTGCGGGAGTTAACCTACGCACGGGAATTTGGTACACCGCAGCTAGGTGGGCGCAAAGCTCTTTGGCGAGCGCTAGAGTCCGCAGGCTCGCTTCATCCGCCCATTCCGCGTCGGATTGCGCCGCACACCCCGCAAGCTCGATTCCGATTCCGGTTCGGTTGGCGCCCGGAGCGTGCCACGCAACGTCAACTAAGCGCACGCACTGGATTATCTCCGACTGATCAACGCAGTAGTGAGCCGATGCCTCGGGCGCCTTACCGCGCAATCCACCAAACCACTCCGCGACTCCGCGAGCAGTCCCTGGTTTCTCGGGCGACTCCATCGTGTGGATGACGATGAGTCGTATATCGGTTCGTGCTACCACCCAGTAGTTAACAGCGCGGATCATGGGTATTGGATCCATTGGATCAATCACGGATGTACCTCCAACGGGCAGTCACGGCGCGATGACGGCGGCCCCTGGCGCTCGCGAAGGTCAGCCGCTAACTCAGCCATCTGGGCCGAGACGAATCGCATGCGCGCCGCCGTTGCATCGAGAGCCCGAGCCGTCGCGCTCAGACTATCCCGCAGTGACGCCGCAATCACTGCAGCCCCGGCGAGGTGAGGCAGTCCGCGACTAGCTCGCATGACTCGCCGAGACTGCGCACTTCGGCGGCCATCTGCTCCGCGAGGCCCGCTATCTCCGCGGCTGTCGTACTGATTCGCAGCGCGCTTGCGATCGTCATCTCGACTGCGGTTTGCCGGTCGAGCTTGGTTAACGGTGGCGGGATAATGGTGTTGGGTTCGCCGTTGCTCATTCGGTCGGCTCCTCTCCTGTCGGAGTCACGAACATGTGGTTAGCAATCTTCCAGCACGCACAGTGCGGCACGGTCGGGTCGGGGGCATCCAGGGATAAACCTGGAAGCTTACACTGCGGGCAGAGCTCTACGTTTTTGTGTTGGTCGGCGTCGTCTGTCATGGAACTGGGCATCCTACGAAAGTGGAACCGTTCCATCCGCCAGTCGTGCAGCGAGATGCTGCCGCTAGGTCAGCGGGAGACGGTGAGCTGATATTGGGCGGGTTGCGCATCACGCTAAAGGTCGAAGTCGTATCGTTCTTAAGGCCCCAGATTTTGCCCCACGTGTTAATCATCGCCGTCATGTGGACTGAATCCGTGATGGTTCCAGTCTCCCAAAACGAGGCTCGCACGCGCACATTGATATACGAGTTTTGTGTACCGCGTTCAATGCAGATTGCCGCTGTTCCGCATTGTGGTCTACGATCAATTGCGGCATCAGACATGACCTTGATCCAAAACCCTTCGCCAGCAACAACTGTGCAAGCGTAGGATTCGGTGACATGGGGCGGCTCCAGAAAACGCCAGGCAACTCTGGCTACGACCCATCTAGTGAAAATGTGCACCCCACCGTAGTCGTTAATGCACCACAGCTGTTTCACTGGCCACGTGAAAGCTACCACGAAGGTGATGCACAGCAGAATTAGCGCTGATTTTATCGATTGTCGCATGGTGCCTTCATGTAGTTCGAAACGGCGTCACGTGTAAACCCAGTTGCGCGTTGCTGCGCTGGGCTAGCTAGGATTTCCTGGCAGTCTGCCACGCATGTGGGTCCAGCGCTATCCGCGGCGCACTCGGTCAACCGAGTGCAGTAGGCGCTGCACAGTTGCGTCGTGGCGCGCGAAGGCGGATTGCCAACGAGCGGCGGAATGTCGGCGAGTGGGGAGCAGCCTAGCGCCAGCGCTGCCCACAGAATCCATGACCCGTCAGGCATTGCGAGCCTCCAAATAGCACGCGTGAACGGCCTGAGCTACAAATGCCGAGCTGGCCCATCGGCACCCGAGGGGGGCAACTCCGTCGCCGCGTTTCCCGCCCCATCCGGCACCCCACGAGTTAGCGACGAGAAGCTCGAACTCGCCCGCCTCCGTTTTGCGCCAGTCGATTACACCCACCTGGTGCAGCCCGTAGTCGTTACCCAGGCCACGCACAACAGACGATTGGTCATCCATGAAATCATGGCTTACCGGCACAGCGACACCGACATATTGCCCCAAGTCCAGCGAGTGCAAAACGCGCTGCACAAGCCTCTCGCCAGACGCCACAATCTGGCGTGCAGTGGCTGGGTAGAGCTGCCTAGTGCGCTTCGCAGCGGATACGCAGTCTAGGCCCGGTGCGTCGTTAACGTGCTCCGCAAAGTGGCGCCTCTGTGGCCAGCTGCGCTCCGGGCAAACACCAATTGAGTTGGCGGCCCAAAGCACATCCCCCGTGTACGCGCCTGAGTCGTCAACTATTGGTTGACCACTGGAGTTCCGCTCCGCAAGCCGCGCGCGGCCCCAGTAGTACGCAGCAAGCGGAGAAATCTGAAGCTCTACTCCGTGTCGCACGAGTATCGTTAACTCGTAGGCCTTTGCCGCCCAAAACCCAGTGCAAGCGCTGGTTTCCCCCTGGTCGAGCGGGAAGGTCCAGCGCTTGGCAAACTCAGGGTGCCTAGTCGGCTCGAACGAGTCAGGTACCCGTCGCGAGCGAACCGCGCTGCCCGCCTTGACGAACAGCGATGGCTCCCGGTGGATATAGCCGAGTTTTCGGATCACGTTGAGTCCCAATCGTTATCGCCCGGGTCGCTCACTGGTCACCACCAAACTGCGTCCCGGACTCCTCCAGAAACGCGTTAGCTGCGCCGAGCACCGCTGGCGAGTAGTCGGCATCGGCGGATGCCCCAACGCGCGTGAGCTGGCGCTGGATATCGCGAACGGCACAGAGCACGGTGTTGATTCCGGTCGATAATCCAAGCTCTTTCAGCGACGCGCTAGGGTCACGCCCGCCGAGCAAATCCTTGACCGTACCGCGCAAGTCATCCGGCGTAGGAGCGCAGTGTTCGATCAGTTCCGGAAACTTGACCGGGCCGCCCACGCACGATACCGACAGCAAAAACGGAATGAGTAGCTTGATGTGTTTCATGTGTTCACCTGAAAAGTTCCCTGCGAACGGCGAGCGAGCGCCACTGAACCGCGCTCCGGTAGGAGCCCCGGGCGCTAGAGCGTAGCACTCGGCATGCGCCGCCGCAGGGATAAATGCTAGAGCCGACCAATCTTGTTTGGGCCGGTGTCAAACGTCGGGCTAACAGGCCCGCCGCCTGAGCTTAGCGGGAACCCACTGTTGCTAGTGCGCACGTCAGCTTGGTGCCCCGCTGCGATTGCTCCGGAGATTGCACTCACCGAGAGCGAGCGGGCGCCAGCTGCCGGAGCTGCTGTTAATGTAGCCGTGATTCCGTTTGAGAACGTCATCACCTCGCCGATGTCCATCGCGCCCGCTAGCGGACTAACCCAAAGCGTCGTGGCCGCTGAAGCAGCATCTGCCGCGATCTCAACGACCTGTTTCCCATCCTGGAAATGAAGAGGTATATCGGTACCAGCTGAGCCAACGTCTAGGTATAGCACCATTGCGTTCGCTGTCGTGTTTAGCGTCATCCCAGTTGGGTTTGACGCGTTGAGCACGCCAAGCGTATTTGTAGCGGACGCGAGGTTAGCGCTGACGCCACCTACCTCGCACGCGTCGTAATCGCTGCGGAGCCCAACTAGGCTCAAGTTAACAACACATCCGCCTGACGTGTAAGCGGCTGACCCTTGAACGTCGCGAACACCGTCGAGCGTTTTCAAGCTGAACGTCGTGCCGCTAAGCACTTGTAGGATGCCAGTCTGGTTTGCCGCGAGGTTACCTAGCACATCGCGCGTCACAACGATGTCGCCAGTGGTCCACCCTGAGGTGGACGCCACGGTGAACACCGCTGGGTTTGCGTTGGTTACGCCGGTGATGGTTTTCACCGCTGTGTCGGTGATGGTACCGTCGATTCTGATAAGTCGCGCCTTGATCGCCTGCGACGGCCAAAGCGAAAAGTTGTGGGCAGAGTGAGCCTTGGGGAAAAATCTTGCTGACATGATGTGTTGTGCGTCCCTTGTTTACAGGTCTACGTAAACTGCAAAGCGGATGTCGTCCGCGAAATTGGTATTTTGGCCGGTCACCCCGACCCTGACAATTGCTCGCCCTGGATTTGGACCGGCTTGGAGCCAGAATGTCACGACCCCAGCTGGGGTAAACGCAAACCCCTTTGGGGTTACTACTCCAGAGATTACCGTGTCTGTTAACTCATCGACTACATCGACTGTGACAGTCGAGCAAACATCCAGTGCAGCGGCTAGCCCGGAGCTGAAATCAGTCCAGAACGGTCGTTCGCCGTGGGTCGAGATCGAAGGCAAACTCTGGAGCCAAAACTCCTCACCAGCTTTGATCGTATACCCACGAACAGGAACCAAGTTACCAACCGTCGTTGATTTGACGATTACTACGATCCCGCTCTCGGAGTCAGCCTGTGATCCCGCTAGTTGTGTCCCGACGCCAGGAGCAATTGCGCCGCCGGCTGACGTGCTCGCGCTGCCTCGCCCAGCTGCACTGAGAGTGGCCGCTACAGCGCCTGAGCGCTCCAGTGAGCGACTCCCGGCCCCGACCCCAGGCGCGTATGCCCCCACAGTGACGGCGAGCGCACCAGAGTGCTCCTGCGAGCGACTGCCGGGCAGTAGGGGAGCAATCCCCCCAGCGGCAGCGCCTGAGCGCTCCAGTGAGCGACTACCCGAGCCCGCGCCGACTGGCGAGACGAAAAACGTGAGGGGGCCATTTCGCTCCTCGCTTTTTGCGCCGGCGCTAGCCGGGGCGAGCGCAGCCGTGGGCGCGCCGCTAGATGCCCTAGTTGGAGTTGCTGTGGCGAGTGCCAGCGGTGTGATTGTCTCTGCTCCGGCACGGGCAGTCGACCCGCTCCCGCCGCCGACCCCGGACGTCGTGAGCCACGTGAACCACGCATCCATGCTGGCAACAGCCTTGCTGCCAATTTGGGTTCTTGTTCCAGCAACAATTGCAACGGCGACTACTTCCAGCGTCAACGTGTTGTATGTGATGGTTGTTCTACCGTTTGCGCCGATCGTTAATCTGTTGAATACCGGCAGATCATCCTGCGTGCCTGTGGCAAGCGTTCCCTGGTCGCCCTTAAGTGAACCAACATCGGTTGTTCCGCCACTGTACTCTCGCCAGAGCCAGTTAACCGAATCGGACACGTAGGCGGTAGGGCCTATGACGTCGCCGGAGCCCGTCGGGGCATTGCGCCGAGCATTGGTGATGCCTCCGGAGCCGTTCGTTCTGATCAGGTCAAAATGGTCTGCCAAGCCATTGTTGCCATAGGATAACAACTGGTTATTTGCTGTGGCGGCTGCTGGCACCCGGTATGCGATCCATTCTGTGTGCGACAACGGGTCCGACACGAGAGATGTCACCGGTGTCGTGCTGCCGACGGTTCCGTCTGCGTATTGCAGCGCTTCGCTGTTAGTACCGACAATCTGCATTGCCGGGCGCCCATTGATCTTGGTCAGCCGCGGACTGTTGGCGCCGGCAGGTGGGCGAGCGTCGTGCCTGTATCCCTGCCCGCCGCCGGCGGTCTGGTAGTCGTTAATCCCGTGGTTATACAGCGCGGTGATTAGCCCGGCTCCATTGTCCTCGTACCCAAGCACCGGTGAATACATCAGGCGCTTCAGAGTAGGTGGCATCCCGGTCCACGGCGCCAACTTTGGGCCGACGCGGGCATGTATCACATGAGTTAACCTAGCTGCGTCCGCTAAGGCCTGGTGCCCAGCATGGTTCGGATGCGAGGCATTTCCGCTAGCATACGTTGCGCTTAGCTTTCCGTAGCCAAGCGTGCCCGAGCTGCTGCCATCTGTCAGGACTGCGTACGTATCGATCACCTCGTTAGCCGCGAACGTCGCAATGATTCGCGTGCTGAAGTATTTTTTCCCTTCCGCGATCAGAATCTCGGCAGCAGTAGGGCTCGCCGCCATGTCGTTTGGCGTGTCCGTAATTACACACCAGGCTGCTCCTGATGCGATGACCTCAGCCCGGATCGCTCGTAGAGTTGGGATTACCTCGTTGTCCACAAATGCTTGGACGTCTGCTACCGTCAGGATGTTGCTTCCGGCGGCGTTTACCGCTGCCCCGACATCCGACTGGCACGCGGAAATGAACAGGTCCGGCTTCCGTTTGAGAACTTCTGTTGAGTTCTGCGTCCCATCAATCTGGAAATTTGCTAGGGCCGCTCGTCCAGCATCGGGCCACACGTAGCCATCTGGCGCAAGGTTTCCATATGTATACCCAGGGCCACCAAATACATCACATACGCTACCTGGTCGCACGCCGTTAATATCGTCCGTGAACTGCCGAATCCAGCCCTTATAGTTCGTGTCAACCCAACCGTTTCCGGTCGACGACGCGTCCCCAACTACATAGATCGCGGTCGGGGAGATTGCGCTACTAGTCGCAAAATCCCATGTCGTTGCCCCGGAAATTCCGGCATAGTCCGCGCCGCCGACCTCCTCGATAGCCGTGGCGTCGATCTCGACGTAGAGGCTTGTGGATCCTGGCAATCCTGGATGCGCAATGCGTACAACAGCCCCGCTATAGCTTACCTGCGACGCGTTAGCCGCGTATCGGTAGACGACGGAACTATCCGAAACCTTCCTGATCGTGATGTACCCAGGTGAACTCTGCGCCTGAACCGACGTGTTGAAGCGCAGCACAAGCGGCTTGTAATATTCAACGCCCGTCGCCCCGTCAGTCGGGACTGTCTGCGTTAGTGTCGGCGCCGACCCTGTGTTAACCAGATCAGGGAAAAACACTAGAATTTGCGTCGCTCGATTGTAGGTAGCGATCGCAGTCTCCGTCAGAATTACCGTTCCTGACGTAGTAACGCTACGGGTAGCGGCAACACCGATCGTGTTCGACGAATCGGCGTCGTATGCCCGAGCAAACGTGCCGTTTGCTGTGCCGCCGTTGCCCGGCGTAGCTCCCCAGTCAGACGCGACCGACGACCCATGATGCGTGACTCCGAGCGCAAGCCCAGGGACTGCAACCGTTATCGTTGCCGATATCGCTGGACCGGTGGCATTATCAGATACCGCGACATGTGCCGACGTCGAGTCGACGTACGTCTGAACTGTGCCGTAAATTTGGTACGCGACAACCGTCGAATCCGCCGGCGTTCCGAGCGTAGCCGTCGTGGTGAGCGTATACGTGCCAGGCCCAGGCCACATTGGGTCGGTAGACAGCAGCTCAAAAACAGCAGTAGTCGACGGGCCCGCGGCTGCGGACACATATGCGGACTGGCGCAGAGCAACGCCATGTAGCGATGCCGTGTAGACGTTTGCCGTGCTCTCCGAGTTGAGCTCTACAACAAGCTTCCCGGACGTCTGAGCGCTTATTACAACGACTAGGTTAACCCCAATCTGTCCAGTGGCCCGATTGGCTGAGTCGATTGTTGATGCCATTAGAGAGCCTTATTTACTGCCGGTAGCTTGGTGGTCATGTTCCGATTACGGTCTTCCAAGTACCAGGATCAGCCGGCGATGCGTTAACAGCCATGCGAAAAAGCTCATTGGCTGTGATGCATGCGGTCGCTGGTCTGATTACATCGCCGAACTTCCACGTCTCTTCACCGCTTGCGGCAGCTGTGTTCGACCGAACGATCTTAGTTGGCCACCACTGTTCGATTGTTCTGTGCCGCGCCGCGCCGGCTCCGGTGACCACTGTCCCATTGGTTGACACAACGGCATCCTGAGGTTCTGTGTAGACGTTGAGCGCACCGCCAGAAATGCCAACCACGCGGAGCGCAGAATCGTTCCTCGAACCATAGTTGTCGTGGATTCGGAGCGTTCCGTCTCTGAGTCCTGGGCTATCACCCTGCATACGCATGGCGCCTCCAGCCGTACCATTCCAACCCGAGAACTCATTGCCTGAGATGTCGCCGCCGTAGATGTACGAGCAGTCCAGCGCGCACGTTGTTGCCGTGGTTCCGGACACGAGATCGGGTCCAATGAAATGGCACCCGTGAGCATTCACAACTGGAGCCGCGGCACTTGAGTAAGCACCGACCGACACAAATACATTCGACCGTACACCTTCTAGGTTAATTACCCCGTGGTAGGAGCCCGATTGGTAGTAAAACCCGAAGTTCGTATCCCAGGCAGATGCTGAAACTACTACATCGCGCATGGTGAACAACACAGGATCGGAAACATATCCGGTGCCCCAGTTTGAGCGAGTGATCTTGGTCCCGTCGACAACTTGACCATTCGATCCAAACGATACAAACGGGAAGGCTTGTCCGCGCGAACCACCGCCCTTGATGTAACCCGAATCGCGGATCTCTCCGCCGCGGACTAACGTATCTTTCGCATTTGTGAATATCCCAGACTGGCCGATCCCAGACGTTCCAGCGCCACCGCAAAACTCAATGTCCGGGTCTATGATCTCAGTGCCGTAACTTCCGGCGCTTTGATTGTAGATTCCGTTCCAGCCGAAGTTTGAGATGCGGGGACGCACCACCTTGATCCCCATGTGAGCATTAGTTGCGGAGTAGCCAATCATGATACCATGCACGGCACCGTTCTTCATCGCTACATCGGTGCAAGTTACCTGCTCCATTGAGGTAACATCGAACCCGACACACACCTTGAACCCTGCGGCTTCAGACGCCCCGCCGCTCATAGTTACATTAGTGAGCACCCCGTCCGCAAAAAATCCCGTTGCTCCGTTTCCGACTGACGCAGCGGACTGATTGTATGAAACTCCGTTGATCGTGGCGTTGCGCAGGTAACCGCGCGAACGAAAACCACATGCTGATCCCGTAATAGTCGCCGCGCCTACATCCTTGACAACAATATTGTCAACGAACAGCCCATCAACGTCCTGAACGTAGAGCAGATTTCCAAACGTTACGGCGGCGCCGTCGCTCGTGAGTGACCCATCAAACGTTCCGGGCCCGATGATTGATACATTGTTAACCGACTGAATATAGGCAGAATTCGTGCTTGGGGCGCACCCTGCCTTTTTCTTGATGGTCGCGCCACGCATAAACAGCACGTTGCCGGCATTGAATGGCAGGTCTCCTCCCGAAATCTCGTAAACCTTGCCTGGGGTTAGTGAGCAAACCGAATTTGCCGCGAGCATCGCCTTGATGGCGACCTCCCACCCTTTTGCTGCGTCCATGCTAGCTGGTGTTTCGCCGGGTAACAGGTAGCGCTCAGGAATGGGGAGCTTATCGATGTCGAAATCATTCGCCCGCTCGTCTAGGTAATGCGTCCAGACTCCAACCTGGTTTTGCCACGCGTTGAACTTGCGCGGGTCTGGGGACGTCCCAGCGACGTTCCCAGTTTGGACCTCTCCAGTTGTGAGAGCGATCTTAGTCGGGGTCCCAAGGTGTGGTCCCGTCGAGTAGTTGGCATCCGTCGCGTAGTCGGGAAACGTCGTTGGTCTGGTAGTTGTCATAGGTTAAAGGTCCGCCTTGCAAACTCCGCCAGCGCTTCCCGCTCCGCCCGTTGTCCCGCCGCCGTTCGCGATTTGTGTCCCGGGCAAAACCTTGCCGGAAAGCACGCGCTGCGTGTCACCGACGAACAGGTTCCGAATGAAGATTTTGCCGCCCTCGCCGCCCGTACCGCCGCCTGCTCCCTCGCCTGAGGCGGCATTGCCACCCGCGCCCCCCGCGCCTCCCGAAGCGTCAATCGCGTCGACAATTGTCGGGCCCGTGAGGTCTCCGTAAACCAGATCGACAACCCCGCCACCGCCCCCGCCGGGGCCGTTGCCGAAGCCGGTGGCAAACGTCCCGCTCGGTTTGAGCCCGGCTCCGCCTCGTGAGGAAATGCACCCTGCAGCTGCGGTTGCGTCACGGATTATCAGAGCAGCTCGAATCGAAACATAGCACCCGCCGCTCGGCGACGTTGGCATCCCAACCGCGTCTGGACCTGACGCTCCCGCGAGTCCGCACACGGTGAGTGATGTAGTGGGCCCCAGCGGGCTCACGTCGCGTTTTCCGGCGGGCACCCGCGCGCCAGACCCAGTGCCGCTCACCGCGCCCCCTGCGTCGCCCCCTACCCCGCCCGTCGTGACTGCGTAGTTGCTCACCGCGGCGCCTGGAGCAAGCCCCCCCTGACCCCACCCCTGCGTTCCTGAGATACCGTTGGGGGCGGCTGTTGCCGCGAGGCTCGTAAACGAGATCGCGCCGTGAAGCGCGGCCGCCGTGGTTGTTGTCCCTTGGTTGTGCGTGACGCTGGTTACGCTGGGGTCGGCGTGGCTAGACCCGCCGCCGCCGCCGGCACCGTAAACGGTCCCCGAAACTAGGTTGGCGCTACCGCCACCGCCGCCGAACAAGCCGCCGCCTCCACCGCCACCCGTCGCTGGCGATAGCGCGTTACGGCCGGAGTGCCCGCCGCCGGGAAACCCCCCATTGTGGTCGTAGCCGACAACCGAGGTTGAGTAGACGCCATTGCCTCCGGTGTACGGTGACCCAGCAGTCCCGCCAGCCGTTAACCCGAACGAGAACCCTGTCGCTCCAAGCGCGCCACCGGCCGACGGGGTACCGCCGCGCCCACCGGTTGCATTGGAGCCGCCGCCGTTGCCGCCCGTTGTCCCGCCGCCGTTGCCACCGGGGCAATTGCTGCCACCGCTGCCACCGCCACCGCCCGCCGCGATCAGCACGAGCGTCGCTCGTTGAATTGCCGAGTACCCGCCGCCGCCGGCGCCGTTGGTGGTATTCCCGGAGAAATCCTGACCTGCGGCCCCGACCGTAAGCGTGAGTGTCTCGCCAGGAGTTACCGGGATCGTTCCGGTTACCTGTCCGCGTCCGCCACGTCCATTGCTGGTGCCAGACGTGTTGCGGCCACCGTGTGCGCCAAAAACAACGGCGTTGAGCGATGTAACGCCAGCGGGCACAACAAAGTTGTAACTGCCTGGCTGGTTGAACACAGTCTCGACGACTGAGTCACTGCCGTCGCCGCTGATCGCGCCACTTGGCGCGTTGGCCAGAGCAATCACTAGCGCGCGCAGTCGGAATCCGTTCGTTCGAAGTTTCCCCGTCGCGCCCGTTGACCAGCTGATCTGACCAAATTCAGCGTCCTTGGCTAGCGTTACGTCACTAGATCCAATGACAAGATCGCCGTCGCCACCAAGGCCAAATATCGGATCCCCAACAACTGAGATCGCCTTGTTGCAAATCCAATTGATGTTCTGCGCTGAAATGGGCTGGTTAGGCTTGAATCCTTGCAGCGTGTCAGTCGGCTGAATCTTGGTTGGCGTGCCGTTAAGCGGAGCCAGGATCCCAGTCAGCCCGGAGTAGTTGGTGTCGTTTGCGAATCCCATGCGTAAACCTTTAGAGTGTTATCCATGGGGAGTATCCCCAGCCCAACCCCGAACCGCTACTACCAAACGAGAAGGAGCCCCCGTTGTATACCCCGGAGCCAATTTGGGCGCCGGTAGTTTCTACGCTGAATAGGTGCAACGAGTTAACGGAAACGGCGGCGCTTGCATCCGCGAACGCCCCGACATACGCGCCGGGAACCAATCCCTGCTCATCTCCGAACCTCAGTCCAGACTCCTGTGACGAAGTGTACACGTTGGTGTAAAATGTGACGCTCACACCAGCAGAGTGAGCCGCACTCACGAGCCGCCTGGTCAATGGGATCCCGATGTGCGGAGCAAATGGATTGTCCAATCCAAGCTCAAGGTGCGCTGGCTGGCGAGGATCCGAAAACCAGTCGACCAACCCGAACGCATAACCCATGATTGCTAGGATATCGTCGATCGTTCCGCGTCCGATGTTAATCCGGATTCGTGACTTGACCATGACCCGGTAGATGTCGTCCGAGTATCCTAGGTCCGGCTCCCCGACTACGCGCCCGATCGTGCGCAACTGCACTCCGGTTGCGTTGTCCACCAAGCGCATTCGCATGGTGTTCCAGATCGCGTCTTCGAGTTCTTGGATTTCGTCGGTGATTGCTCTCAAGCATGAGGCAATTCGCGGCTTCCCCCAAAGTGGAGGGGGCAAATTCAAGATCGCCCGGCGCGTATGGTCAGTGATTTGGGTGAGCGCCATTTAGATTGCCCAGTGCAGATCAAGCGCCCAGTTCGTGCCGTTGAAAACGAAGGTTGCCTCACGGGCAATAGACACCGGGAATGTGTACAGTGTGCCCCCGCCTGGCCCGCCGTTGACGACAGCAAACGTAAAGGCCCCAACGTCTAAGCGCGATACCCGAATCAGCTCGCCAGTGTTGGCGCCAGTCGTTGCGAGTGTGAGCGTTCGGTTTGCCGTCAGTGTCGCAGATGGCAACGCGCGCGCGTTGCTCTGGCTAACCTGGATTGTGACGCTCGCATCGGTCAAGGCTGGGCCAACTAGCGGCCCCAACATGGCCAACTTAGGGTCGATATACCGCAGGTTTTTAACAGTCGCCGTAACTTCAGCCACGGCCAAAAACCCATCTTGCCCATCCGACGGGGCGTTAATTCCCGCCGTGTACAGCTCGATTACTTGCCCATCAAGACCGGACATCCTCAGCCCTCCATCGCGCGCGAATGACCCATGATGAGCCGTTGAATCTGAATTGGATTACCTGCGAACGGTCTGCCGTTAGAGCCTGCCCGTTAACCGTAACCTGATAGGGTGACGCATCGATGCGGCTGACCTGAAACAACTCGCCAGTTGTTGCCCCAGCAGTCGACAGGGTTAGCGCGTACGCACCTAGCACGTTCCCGGCAGGGATTGCTAGGTTGTTACCGGTCGCAATGGTCACAGTTTTGTTGGCATCTACAACGATATCCGCACCGCGCTTCGGCCCCAGCAGGTTCACGCCTGGGGCCGAATACTGCAGATTGTAGGATGCCCCAGTCACTCTTGCTCGGGCAAAGAACCCGTCTTGCCCCGACTGGGGCATGGCTGGGGCCTCTGGCAGGTCCTGAATCAGTAGAGCGTCCAAGCTCACTTAAAGCACCGTTACCGTGATGTTTGCAGAGTCCAGATATAAGATCTGCTCAGCACCAGCCTGGATGTTAACAAGCGAATTGAGCGGAGGGTATACGGTGTCGAGCGTGAATACTGGAACGTCAATCACACCGTCTACAGCCAGCGCCGATGCCCTCGCCGAAAGCAGGATCAGCAGCTCACCAATTTTTCCCGGGACCTTAGCCTGGATCGCGGCCTTGACGGCCGAGACAGATACCCCGATCGGCGCCTGAACTGTGACCTCGCAATAAAGCTGAACGATCGCAGAACGGTCGAACGCCACAACTGAAGTTACTCCGCTCCCGTCAATCGCAACCCCAGACAGAATGCCGATGCTTGAAATACCGGCTGACTTCGAATCTTGAATCGCCTGCGCAATCGCGTTGCCGTTTGCCTGTGGCACCACCCCGTCCCAAACGATCACTCGGCAACTGTGAGCGGGCAGAGTCGTAGTCGCGTGCTCCGTAGCGTTTTCGTAAACCTTTACCTGGATTACGCCAGGTACCGCCGCCACATCGGACTGGATGCCAGTGACAGACGCGCTGCCCTGTATCGCGAGCGACTCGTTGCGACGTACTCGGCAGTCGTCGACGCTCTCGGCATCGTTACCCGCAACGGCGTCGGATGCGTTGGTGATTGATAGCCACCCAGAAACGCGCTGCGCAATGACCGCGAGTGACCCAGCCGGTGCCGCGAACAGTGACCCAGTGCCCTCCGAAATGAACACGACACCAGTATAAACGCCTGCCGTAGTTGATGTAATCGCGTCGCGGTTAACCCACCGATTTGCAGGGGAATCCGTCACTGACGCGACCAACTGTCCAGCTGCAAAGCTCTTGTTAGCCTCAAGCCCAAGCGTGCAACTTGTGCATACCCCTTTGGTTGGAGGCAACTGGGAGATTCCCGTCAGCCCACACAACGCGAACATGAGAAAGTCTTCGGCGTTGTCCGGATCGTATCCGTAATATGCCGCCTCTTCAGCTTGCCAGACCTCATCAATCTGCTCGCACGCTGCGTGCACAATCGCGCCGAATGGGTCTTTGTCATCGAGCTCGAGCTGGGCTCCAACTAGGGCGCGCGCGCGTGCCTTAACCGAAGAGAGAATCTCGGCAAACGGCTTGCGTCTGTACCCGGTCGACGTCGCGCCGTAGACGGTCATCGGTTAACCACCAAAAACTGGACCGATTCCTGGCTAACTATCCCGACGTTGGTCATGAGCGAGTAGGTCACGGTTGCGTTTCCGTTTTCAGTCTGAACGTCCAGTGTCAATATGGAAGTCACCTCTGAGAAGCTCAGCAGGTAACGCCTCAGCATGGCGCGTAAGATTGTTGGGGTGAGCTTCTCGATTTGGTTGGTAAGAAATGGGACACCTTGGCTCTTGTCCCATCGCCATGTACCCAGTGGTGTTTGTAGCCCAATGTTGATGCGCTGAGCCAGCGCAGCGGGGCCAGCGGCAACAACAAAGCGCTTTCCATCAGCAGTAAGCTGAAGGTCGCCCTTGACTGGAAAACATGGCATCAGGAATCAATCCCGACTTTTGAGGATGCTACACTAGTAGGAGAGAAAGCGCTATTGAATGCAGTTGCACCGGTAGCTCCATTCGCTGCCGGACCAGCCCCGACAGCTGTTAACCCGGCGGCAATTGCCGCCTTGAGTGTCGTGAACAACTGGTCAACCTTGCTAGCTAGCGCTACGTAGTCGGCTGTCGTTGTGGCACCAAGTTTGATCGTATCGGCCACGACGTTTACTGTGGAGCTTAGCACGTCGATCGATCCATCCTTTACAACGATGTCGGTTGTGCCATCGTCAGTCCCAAGCGAGATGGCTCCGGCTTCAGACGTGATTTCGGCGAGTCGTGGGTCAGATGAACTTGACGGGATTGCATTGGCGTACATCCCGCCGCGCCGAACGTTGTCGGACAAGCTAGTCTCGCCGGTAACCCGAAACCTGGAAGGGTCGACGTCTGCGTTTTTGATCTCGACCTCATCCCCCTTTTTGAGATCCCACACCAGGCGAAATCCACCGCCCCTTGGAAACAAAACCGGGACGTCCTCGATCGGGTCTAGCGGCTCATCGCCAGCATACGTTGCCGGCTGCACAACGGCAGTCCGAGCATTGCGGTCGTAGGATACTACGATTCCTGGTCCGCCTGTGTGGATTCCCGCGATCGTATTCTCGCGGGACACGCCGAAAAGCTTTTCCCAGGATGGTTGGTCAACGGAGCTCATAGATTGTTACCCGCTTGGTAACGCTTTGATACCAGCGACCCAAACCCTCCTGGAGGCACGCCACGGAACTCGACTTGCCAGTCGTTGGTCGCGTGCGTGTCTCCCGAGTGCTTGGTTTGCACAGCGATAAACTGACCGCTAACGCGTCGGGATTCAACGGTAAACCCAATGCCCGGCCTAAGTTCTGGTAGCAGCAACGCGTAGCCGAGGACGTGCCCCTGGTCGTTGATTCGCGGCTGCTCAATAAGCCCAGTGTGGCTGTTAAGTAGCGGCCCTGGACCGTATGGTGTGCCAGCGATCGCGCCTTTGAAAGCGCCGTCCTCGATTGACCAAATGATGCCAATGGATCGGCAAAAATACCCAAGCTCTTCGAGTGGGGAGCCATAGATGCTCAGTGCCTTTTCGATCCTGTCGGCGCCCGACGAGAACTTGAGTTCACTACTCGATCCAGAAAGCTTCCCAGAGTTTCCCGCTTTGAGCCCCGCCAGCTTGATCAGCTGCGAAAGGATAGTGATATTTGGGGTCTCTTTTTGGAAGGTCGCCTTCGCCTTCTTTTTCGACTCTTCGGTGATTTGCACCGGGTCTCCCACCGAAGCGCGGAATACCCAGTCGGTGCCCTGTTTGATGGACTCTGTTCGGCGCATGACGCCGGTGAACAGTGACGAGATGTGCCCAGTGTAGCCCGCGTCTATTGAGCAGGTCAGGTTAGGGGTTTCCTCGAGCTTGTTCCGAGTCGCTTCGCTCAGACCGTAAATCTGAATTTCGGCTCGCGGGGGAACTTCACCGAGTTCCCGCTCCACAACGAATGCGACGCGTAAGCTGTCTTGATCGGATGTTGCTCGTACCACAACGGTGCCGACCTGGACGCGGCACTCGCGCCCCCACTGTGTTACGCCGATGCTCACGCTAGGTCACCTGGCTCGGCGTAAATCACATGCACACGGGAGCCTAGATCGCTCATGCCTGGGCGCTTGTGGCTACCGTCGGACGAGTAGACCCACAGCTCACCGGGCGGACGCAACGGGTGCCTGCAGCGCCGAAGCAGGTCGAATCCAATGTGCAACTTGGCGCCACTCAGAACTGGCGTAGCCTCACCAGCGGGTGACGTCTGGTCACCAATTACACCGATTGAAATTGACCAACTTTCCGTCCTGCTATTGTAGGACCAAGCGACTTCATAGTCCGATCCGGTTAACAGTGTTCTGTACTTGTAGTACGGTACTCCGGCCGGCGGCGGAATCAACTCCGTCACCTCAACGAGAGTAATCACAATCCCTCGCTTGCGAGGGCCGGGTTGTCTAGACTCGGATTCGATTTGACCGTGCCCTTGCTAAGGGCGACCTTTTTTCCTGGCACGTTTCCGGCGCTAACGGGCGCCTTCATGGTGAGCTCGGCTGGAACCTGGACAGCTGTAGCCTGCTCCGTAGTAACGATGCTGATCTTTTTCAGCGACACCGAGAACTCGCCTAGCTCGCGTGACCCCGACCGAGTATATCCAATGGTCTCGGCGATGTAGTTTTCCCACGTGCGCCCCAACCAAATTAGCGTAAACTTCGCACGCTTATTAAACGCCCGCTCAAGCTCATCATAGAGCTTGTTGATGCGGTCCGTACCGGACAGATCGCGAACAACTGTAACACGCAACGGGGCTGGCTGGCTTGCCCCCAGCCCAATCAGGCTGAGCCCCGAGTTGATTGCCCCTGTAATTGCGACCGTTGCGAGCAACAAACCCGAAGGCCGAAACTTGTTCGGCTCAAGGTTAAGCTCGACGGTTTCGAGCGTGCGCGGGCTCCCGCCGATAAAGTTGGACACCGCCTCTGGGAGGTCCAGGTCGCTTCCTACGGTCGTCTGCGCAATGTCTAGCGTGATCGTGTGCGGCTTCTGGATGAAGCTGTCCGCGATGCTTGATCCGTCTTCGAGCGCGAAATCAGTCACCTGCCCTGAGTGCGTGTCCGTGAACTTCGGGACACAGTCGATCTCAATGTAGACGACTCCGCCGTCGGCTACCCAGGACAGCACCGGCGCATCTTTTGAGCGACTCGGAGAATACTCTAAGCCTTCCATGTTACCGCGATCCCGGAGACATGTTTTCTTGTATCCGTCGGCGGTCGACGTCGAGAGCGTTGCTCACCGCTGGGCCCACGGCGGCCGCGATTGCGGACGGCGCTGGCGTGCTGACGCTTACTGATACGGTGCGCTCGTCGCGCAGAGTCATGTTGTTGGTCGTTGTTTGGGAGCTGCCTGAGCCACCCAGTGTCGCAGCTGTCGCGCTGAATGGGGTTGAGTTGTTGGCTACGTTGACTGTTGCCCCAGCCCCTCCAAATTTGCCTCCGGCGCCTGAAAAAATGCCTGAAACAGTATCTCCGATGCCCGTCCAAAGCTCGGAAAAGTAAGCTCGAATCTTTTCTCCGATGTTAACAACAGATGTCCACCATGCCTCAAGAGAGCTGGTGATCTCTGCTCCGGCCGCCTCGATAGCCGCCGGACCGCCGAAGAACGTTGCCCAAAGAACCTGCAGGGCAGAGCCCACTAGCCTGATGGTTTTGACCGCTCCGTCGAACCCCGCTATCAGCGTGGAAACCCATGCCGAAACAACTCCAATTGCTGGGCCAAGTGCTCCAGAGAGGGCCTGCGCGAGGAACACCACCACTGGCGACAGAGCTTGAATGAGCTCGACCAATGGCGGGAGCAGCTGCTCTACAAGCGGGAGGAACGCATTTGCCAACTGCACCACTACTGGTGCTAGGGCAACTACTACCGGCAACAGCGCGCCAACTAGCAGCGGGAGCAGCGGCGAGACCTGAGAAATCAACTGAGCGAAAATAGGAGCAAGCTCCCCAACGATTGGACCCAGCACTCCAAATACCTGCTCGAATACTGGTTTCAGGCTTTCGAGCACCGGTTTCAGTCCCGTTGCCACAACGTCGATCAACGGCATCACTGCTGCGGCAAGCGACTCTAGCAGAGGGATTGCGGTCGTTGACAGAACATCGATCAACGGCCCAAAGGCAACAAGCGCTTTCGCCCCTATCCCAGCCAGCTTCAGTTTGAGCGTGTCGAGCGAATCGCCGGTCGCGTCCAGTTTGGTGACCTGCTCGTCGTTGAGCGCAGCAAGCTTGGAAAAGCTTGCCACTTGCTCGTTAACAGCAGCCGTCCCTCCCTCGAATGCAGGCAGCAAATCGAAGCCGGCTTTGCCGAATAGCGTCTGGGCTAACGCGGCCTTTTTGCTCGCATCGGTGATGTCACCTAGCGCGCCACCGGCCTCACGCAACACGGTCCCCAATGGGCGAGCCGAGCCATCCGCGTTTTTGGTTGCAACGCCGAGCTCGCGGAAGGCGCCGACGGCATCCTTGTTACCCTTGGACGCGTCAGACAAGGCCTTATTTAGACCTTTGAGACCCTTCGCCAGTGTCTCCGGTGAACCACCCGCCTGGGTGACGATAGCGTCCCACGTCTGGATGACCTTGGCATTTGCTCCGGTCGCCGCACGCAGGTCATTGATGCGACCAGCGGCCTCCAGAGCCGCCGAAGCATACCCTTTGAGCGCAAGCGCGCCCGCCACGATTGCGCCACCGGCTGCTCCCGCAACGAGGTTGCCGAGCGTCCCGCCCCCACTGGGTGCGCTATCTCCAGCCGTCTCGCGTTTGCGGGCCGCTGGGCGCGGTCCAGACGACACACTGGCGCCAGCCGCAGACACGCGCCGCAACATCGACGACATCGCGCCTTCAGACGCCTGTGCCGCGTTGCTGATCGATTGGCGTATCGCCGCGCCCGCTCGCTCGGCAACGCCGGCAACGCCGGTCAGGTTGGCCCTGAGACGGTCAGTAGACGTGCCTAGTTGTCCAAACGCAACAGTCCCGCTCCGTCCCGCTCCGACCGCGGCCGAGCCCATCCCGCCGAGGCCAGTGTCCAGACGGGAGACCCTCGCGCGCAACCCATCGAGCACAGACGACAACTGAGTCGCCTGTCTCGCGTCTGACCTCACAGCCAGCTTGATGATGAGTTCTCGGAGAGACATTACGCTTTGTGTAAACTTGCCGCGCGTTCTCGCTCGCGTTGTTGCTCACGCGCATCCTCGATCGCATCAAGCACGATGTGTGCCGCGTCGAGCTCTTGCAGGGACCACTTATCCCGGATGTCCGCGTAGCTGTCGTGATACATCTCGGACGTCGCCACCCGGTGGATGCCCCAGTGTATCCACCGGGGCAAGTGCAGCTTTACCGCGCCCCGCTCGGCTACCCGAGGTTGAGGGCGATCTCGTCTAAAAAACTGTGGAACTCCGTCATCACGCAATGGGCCAACCACCTCAACATGAGGCCGTGCTTCCGCTGAAAAGTCTCGTTGAAAAACGTCTCAAGCGGAACGTACTTGTTGCCGCCACCGGGCAACCGAACCTTGCACTTGCGCATAAACGCAATGCGTAGAACGGGAATCTCGGTTGCCACGTTCGCAACCTTGCTGAGGTGACCGACGATCTTAGTCAGTAGTTCGGGCTCGATATGAACAGATGCCTTCGCTTCGCCATCTGCCGCTTCGCTGTCTTCCGACGGTGTTGACTTCGAGAGCCGGCTGACCATGCTCTCGAAGTCAACCATTGCCTCGGCTACGGGAACACCGATGCGGACAGCATTGGGGTAGATAAGCTCTGCCTCTTCAATCGTCATCGGCTCTAAGCGGAACTTCAAATCGCCGATTGTGAATTCGTCGGCCATTAGACGATCTCATGCCCGCCGAATAGCATCTTGGATGGTGAACTTGTGACCATGAGTAGCCAAGTTTCCTCCTTGATCAGTCGGCCAAACGTGCGAGCCGGGGCTTGGACAATTCTGCACGAGTCACCGGTCAGGCTCGTCGATCCAGCGTCCTTAACGAGGAATGCCCCGACACCCGCCCCACCAACCGACAAATAATCCATGGCATGCAGCGCCGACAATTGAGCCGTGTGCCTTGAGCTCGAAACCAGAGTCAGCTTGACCGGGTAAAGACGCTTGCGTGTAGCACACGCGACAACAAGCCCGTTCCCCTCTATGTACTCAAACTGTTCCGGAGGGGTAATCTCAAGGAACACCTCCTGTCCACGCCCATCTGTGATGGGGATGTTCATTACCGTGGCTGAAACGGAATCGATATCGTATAACGCAAGGCGTTCAGTAGTCATTTAGTTTTCCTCCAAAAAGCGCCGTGCGCGTCATAGATATACGGTTCCGCCGACGGCCACCTTCTTGATCCCGATTTGCTTTTGAGCGGACCAGGTGAACCTCAGCAACTGAGCAATCTTGTCCGCCGGGTCATCTGCCCCATCTGCGGGCATCGCGACCTTAAAAGTGCCAGAGTTGAACACGCCTTTGCTCTCGGCAATGCTCCCTCGCCGCTCAACCGATGCCTGGACAAGGCCCTTGCCTGTAATGTTGTACGGCACCTTTTCGTTGTTTAGCAGGACATTGAATACGTCTGCGGCTAGGTTCGCGTCGAACCAATCGATGTCTCGCGTGGTGTCCCACAGGCGACCGCTGCCGGTAGACATGTTGTACGTCGCGTTTACTCCTGGGAATGCCAGGAACATGTTCGCGCGCTTTGCTTCGGCGTTAGTCTGCTCGGTAGCGGAGAAGCTGTCCCCAATCCCGCTGAGAACCTTGTTGTTTGCGTCGCTGCTACCTGGCTCAGTTGCCAGTCGAGCCATGGAAGCCACTGCCATCTGCGACGACTGCGAGCGCGACACCATGACCCCGCATCGGTTGTATCCTGCAAGCTTTAGGTCCGAGGCGATGTCAGTCGTCGACGAACTAAGCACATCGCTATCATTTGAAAGTGCTAGGTACACCTTTCCGTTGGCCTCTGCCCATGCGGCAGCAGCGTTAATCTCTGCCTCAGAATAGCCGTCCGTTGCAAGGCCATAGAAATTCGGGTCGAGCAATTGACCAGCTGCCAAGTCCGTCGCAATGCCGGCATCTGCCGACGTGTCCTTCACCGTGAACTCGGCGCCGTATGTGTCAACCATGAAGCGCGTTCCAGCGGTGGACGGGGTAACCGTGATTACCGCACCCGACGAAGTTGCGGCGACCCCTGCTAGTGGGTCGATAAGAGCCGCGATAGCCGTTGCCACAGTAGTGGTCGTCGCACCGGAAAGCACCTTGTAACTCTGCGAGGTGGCTATTCCACCGAAGTTCACGATCCAGCGGTAGACGTAATCGACCGCAACGTTCGTCACCGTAAGCGTGATAGTTTGAGCGTTAACCGTCAGCCGTCTGTATACCTTGACCTTCGGTGGCTTTATGTCTTGCTTGCTGATCGCGGAAAGCTTTATGTACGCGTCATGCCCGGAGGTGAACCCGTCCGCAATCATAGCCGACAGACCAGACGGAGAAGCATCATACGTGCGAACTGCTGGCCCCAGCGTGTGAGCGGCGAAGATCCCAACCACCACAAACGATGAACGAGTCGCAGACTTGTCCTGAACGATCGTGTTGCTTGTGACGACATCAGAAATCTGTGCCATGTGTTACGGGTTCCCCTTGATCTTCGTGTCAACGCTTTGAGCCGCCTTTGACATTGGCCTGCTGAAGCCAATGTCAAATGAAGTTGCGTCGAGCGCCGCCGTCTTGGCCGTTGTTACTGGGCCAGCTCCATCAGGAGCAGAGCCGTGCAGATGCATAGCCAGCATGGCGGCGATAGGCTTCGCGGTGGCGTCGCAGGTGAGGTAGACGCCCGTTGCGTCAGACCGCAGCGTAACCGCAGCAGGCGAGCGACCGGGAAGTGCCAGCCTGGCGTCGACACGCAGCTTGGCTGTGGTGTCGGTTTCGTCCATAACATCAACCGCGAAGCGCGGTCCGAGGTCTGAGCGCATGCTGGTAATCACACGCGGAGCCTGTTTTAGACAGGCGAGTGCTTGCTTTATGTTCATGTCTTCCTTTTCCGCTTCGAAAGCGGCGTTGAGTTTATGGCCGTGTCACCTGGAAAGAACTCGCGACTGAGTCGCCAGCGGCGTCAGTCGTTCCGGTCGCGGCTACGCTATTGATTACGCCAACTGTTGTTGGGTCTGAAATGTCTCCGAGCATGGCCCGGAACTGGAGCTCAAATGAACACATCGGCAACGTGATTCCGGCGACGTCGCGAGAGTTGTTGACAATGGGCCCCATTTTCCCCGTTAACTTAACTGGGTAAATAGGATCGGCTAGGATGGCGCGAACTGCCGCTAGACCCCACGCCAAACGGAACTGTCGAACAAGCCGTAGGAAGTGCTTGTCCGGCTGAATCCCGTTGTTGCGTATATCGTAGTTCCCGTCTGGGCACTCGACTCGCACGTCGACATTCAACAGTGCCCGCTGTACGAAACGGACATCCAGAGACCCGCTCGCGTTCGGTGTCATCACCTTGATTGGAGCCGGGTCCTCGTCGACCTCTGACACTACGACAAGCGTGATATGCGCCGGACCAAAGTCCTGGGACTCTTCGTCCCAGGTTACCATCCTGGACTTAAGCCCAGGCCACGCCGTGGCCGCAGCTTCGCGGGCCGCGTCTAAGATCGTGGTGTAGCAACTCATGTTTATTCGATTCGAAACCGAAGCTGCACCTCGGCGCGGATTGCGCTGATCAGTTGGCCTGTATCAATGAGCGGGACTGCCGACTCGCCGCGCGCCTCCTTGACGGGCTTGCTCGGCTCTGGCGGTATGCTGGCGTAAATTCGCTCCTTGATCTCACCCTCGATCATCGCTGCAATCCGGCGCAGAGCGTGCTCTACGTCGCGCCCTGAAACGATTGCGTCCGCGATCGCGTCTTCAAATGCAGCCCCCAAGCGGGACTCGTTTTCGTCGAAATATGCCCGGAGCCACGAGCGCTTCGGTGGGCCATAACCGAACTCGTGAAACATGCCGATGTCGGCATTCGTTACCCCGTCGCCGTGAGCCACGGCGCCTTCCTCGGCGTGGATTCCAGCTGTTATCTCCGCGTCAAAAGCCAGCTTAGGAAGCTGGCCCTTGTCCTCAACTGGCATCAACCCCCAACACCATTCCGCTGCCGACAACGCCCTTAGTTAACCTGTCTAGGACAGCACTGTAAGGTGTGTCGCCGGTCGCTCGCGTCTTGCTTGCAGGTGCCCCGCCGTAACCGGTGGCGAGGAATACTGCGGTTTGGTAACCAACGATATCCAGGTACAAAGGGCCGCAATTCTCTTCGTTCCAAATTCGGTGAGCTGCGGAAAGCGCCGGCTCAACGTCGGACTGGTCGAGGCTACGAAACGCCCGGAAGCGACCGTCGGAAATGAACTGAACGAACGATAGGACTGCGGCCACGCGGCATCACCTCCGCTGGTTACCGTTGCCATTCTGAGGCCTCGACGGCTGCGCCTGGGGCTTGTCCGCCTCGGCTGTCTCCTCAGCAGGCGCACTGTTTCCCTGCGTGACTTCGGACGCAACAGTAGCGCTAGGGGAGATACCCGCTTGCGCGCGCCCCTCCGGGTCTAGCTCTAGGCCATTGCGACCGATGGAGTTCCGGATCTCTGGGTGAGCGTCCAGCAGGGTTTTGCACGGCTCCCCTTCCAGGCTTGCGCCCGGAGCGAGGAGCACGCCAAACGCATCCACCATGTACTCGCCTTGGTTAGTGAGTCTCATTGGGTTACAGACCGTCTGCGTACGTTGCGCCAAGCGGCTTGATGAACTGCGTGCCAGACGACACGCCAAACGCCGGAACCTTGATGTCGAACCCGTCGAGCTGCGGCGGAAGCTCCTGGTACATCGCATTAGCGCCGTATCGCACGATCTCTTCGCTGCGCTTGTATACCATCGCACGCGGCCCATTCCCGCCAGCGTTGGCCAGGTCGAGGTACGGCGTCCATTCGTACGCGGTAATCTGCGGGAGATTTTTCTTCAGGAACCCCATGACAGTTTCGCTTCCCGCCCCGCTTACGATCGGTTTATTGAGAGCCTCAAACAGCGCCAGCGGCATAGCCAGCGTATCAGGCATGATGTTTTTCTTCGTGGTACTAACCACGGCCGAATACATCTTGGTGATATCTTTGAGCACTACATCCGGAGCGGCCGCCACCCAGCCACCCGTTACAGTGGTGACCGGAACAGACGTCGTATTAAAGAGGCCCTTCCATCCCTTGCTGGTATCTCCAAGCAGAGCGACGCCTTCGTGGAACCGTGCGATTCCGTTCATGCACGCCTTCTTTAGTGTCGCCTCTAGATTAATAGATGGCCGAAGAGCGATTTGCGCAAGCTCATGCACAGTCATCTTGTAGCCAAGATTCATGCGCGCGACGTTGCGGACATTCTCCTTTCCTACTGCGTTAACCAGCGGATAGTCGCTGCCCTGAACACCTTCCCACTGCGCCTGACCCACTTCGGTCACCTCGCGATAGGTTTCGGTGAGCACAGATGGCCCTCCGAGCTTGCTAAACGGCACCATGTCTGGGGCATTCAACACGGCGAAATCCGTCTCGTAGAGCTGCTCGTCGATATGTTCGAGCTCGCGGGCGAACAGTGCCGTCAAATCATTCGAGTCGGTCGACACGACATATCCAAGCGCGGGTGCTTGGGACATGACAATCTGCGCGAGGAATCGACCAGTCGCGATGTTCTGCGCAGTAGGTACTAAGGATCTCTTGTCTTTCATGATGTTAACCTTCAGTTCTGATCAAAGAGATCAGCGTTAGTTTGCGCCCTTGGTGAGTTCGAGCTTTGTGATCCCAGCCGCTGCCAGCGCCGGTCCACGGAAATACCCGCCTGGAATCGCGGTAGCCGTTGCGGTATCGGCGACGTTGCCAATAGCACCCAGGACTGTCCCGCCAGCGCCGGATGCCTGCCGAGCAAACGCTTGCGCGTTTTGTGCGGCTGCAGTTTCAGTCGATACCCAAACGTCGCCAGTCTCCATGACGTCGACGGCGTCACCTGCGGCGTAAACGCCATCTGCCTGCATGTACATGTTGCGCAGCGCGATTCCGCCACGGGTGCCGACAGTCGGCGTTCCCGATGGGTGAACGCACTGGCCAGAGCTATTGTAGACGACGTAGAGACCTGGCGTGATAGCCGCAGCCGCGATCTTGCTTTTGATGTCTGCCGGGCGATTACTCGCCAGGGTCCCTGGGACGCCTAGCGCTGGTAGCGTGGTGTATGCTGTTTGGGGCATGTATTTGTTCCTTGGTAGTCGTGGTTGCTAGTTATCGCGCGGATTCAGCCCGCGCTTGCCGACGGCTTGATTCGTAAACGCGATCCATAACTGGCTCTCGCGAACCGGAATCGTCGGAGTCTGTCGACGTGACGATCTCAAAGGCTCGGAGCTGGTCGGTGCTATGTGACGTTCTCCGCGCTCGCTCGGACAGCACAGACAGGCTCATGCGGTACGCGGCTTCAAGCGCCGAGTCATCGCTTGGGATGGAAAACTTACTGTCGGCACTCAGGACGATGTCTGAGCGAATCTGCCGATTAGACTTTCCTGCAGTCGTATACTTTGGACCCATAATACTGACCGCTTCCGTGCGAAGCTTAACCGTCGCTTCCACGATCGACTCGATATCCTTCGCGTCCGTCGTTTGGGCGGCAGGACCGATCAATTCGCCAGCGGCTAGCTCGGCAGCCTCATCGGCTTTGTATGCCCGGTAATCTGCAAGCATTGCTTGCAGGTCCGGCAATAGGGCCACTAGCTGCGCCACTAGAGCTGGATCTGCGGCTAGCGCTGGGTCGCTTGGTGCCGACGCGGAAAGCTCTGCGTCAGTGGGGACAGCGTCCGTGGACGGGGAAACGGCAGGCCCTGTAGCGGGTGCCGCCACAACGGATTTTGCCTCGGTGTCGGTTGTTGGTTTGGCTTTGAACATGCTTGTTTCCTCGCCCACTGGGCATTGAACTTGGTTGTCGGTAGCGTCCAACGTGAACGCTGTCCCTTGCCGGCTCCACCCCTCTGGTCCCAGAGCGACATGGTTAAAAATGAACTCGGTCTGAATCCGGTCGTATGGCTTCCCGCTCGGGGACACGCCGGAGATGTCGTCAAACCGATTGGCGTATCCGCAGGAGACCTCGCACAGTTCCCCGCGCTTGATGCGCTCAACAGTTGGCCCGTCGTTAACAACGATATCGCCAACAAGCGCTTGCGCAGCATCATCCCAGCGAACGCTCTGAACATGCCCGAGAGTGAGCGGTCTGAACGTTTCGCCGGTTACGAACGTGTGCCCCGAGGGGGTGACAGTCGCTCCTTCGAGCGAGGCAATGGCAGCTGGCGAGCGTAATCCGTCGGGGGACCTATACTCGCGGACGACTTTGCCGTCGCGCTTGTAGCTGTAGACGTCGGCCCGACTTAGCTCGACAGACTTAAGCCGTATCCCGCCTTGCGGCGTTGGCTCCCAGTTGCTGGAGTCCAGCGTGATAACAGAATATCTCTGCGTATCCTGAGGCATAGCCTCGTAAAGAATTGGCAGCTCGGGGCGAGCCTCAGCCACCTGAGCCAGCACAGTTTCCATGCTCGCCCACAGGTGCAGATGCGCCGGCTCTTGCTCCTCGCACGGCTCCGTCAACACCACCAGGCAATCGAGCTGCAGGCCGGCGCGAAGCGCTTGCGGGACCTCTGTACCCTCGACTAGCATGGGGCCATCGAGAGGGCATATGCCGCACACTGCTGGACCGATATCGGACCATGCCCGGCGCGTGCCGTCCGGCATTATCAGCGACTCGTCGGCGTGGATGACACGCCTATCTGCCACCAGGCGGCTCAGTGAGCTTTTCCCGGTGCCTGGTGCCCCGGTGATACCGACACGCTCAAAGCGCGCCAAGACGTCAGCCATCCCGCGCGCTCGATCGGCGGCTATCGCTTCGAGCCTAGATTCGTCGGTAGAATTGGGATGGCTTGACATCGGCACGTGTCGGCTGAGCCTGGGTTTCCGTGATCTTTGGGGCCGCCGCCACCGCCTAATGGCGGTGAGTCGTAGCTTTGGATCGTGTTGTTAAGTTTCTTGTGCCATGCGCGAGTTAACGCGTCTGGCGATGACCGCCAGCGGTAATTTGTGATTCCCGCGCTTTGGTGGCGCTCGCGCGTTATCTCGGCGTTGGCCCGGAGAACACCGCCAACAGCGGTTTTCCTCGCCTGCCTCTCGCTGATTCCGAGGCTCTCTGAGAGCTCGGCAGCAATGTCCTCACCGCGCAGCCCCTGCTCCAGTGCAGTGCGGAGTACCGGCGACGCTCGGCGAGCAACGGATTGCGGTATCGAGCGCATTGTGCTGATAACGGTCCGCACAATGCGCGCTCGGAGCGCCGCGGGAACTTGGGATTGTATCGCGACGGTCCCGCCAATCTGCTGGGCGACGTTGCGCTGAACGAGAACGGACAATCGCCCCACGTGTTCAGTCGCCCATGCGGATAACTCGTCACTAGACACGATGTTTGCCAGCTCTCGCTGTAGTTGTTTAGTTGCCTCCGCCGGCGCGCCCTGTGCCTTGAGTAGCCGGTTTACGGCAGCGACTGTTTGCCGCTTGGCGCGCTCGAAAATAGCGTTCGCTTGCCGGACAGCATCCGCCTCGATCGACCGTGGCAGCGGTGACGGTTTTCCCTCCCTAGGTTTGCCGCTTGACTTGGCAGGCACGGGCTTACTGCCCCGTGTCTGACTCTGCCACCACGGACTCCGCTGGTGCCCCTATGCGCCTCCATGCGACTGGCCAGATATGGTTTCCGTCTGTGTCCAGCTCCACAGTCCTGACGCGCTCGATACCGCAACGCGGGCACCGGTTGACCCCACCATGCGGGCATCGCTCGATTGCGTGCTGCGTCATCTGCGCCGCGAAAGCGTCGACAGAGGCCGCCCCGCCGTCGATAGCAGGAGCGTCCAGGCTCGGCTCAACGCCAGTCGCGCCCACCGCTTCCACTGGATCAGGGACGTCTGCTAATGCAGACGGCGCCGCCGTAATTGCATCCAACTGAGCCACGGTTAACATGTCCCTGTCATCGCCCAGTGATCCAAGGCCTTGTGACGCCCGCGCTTCATGCACCAATATGACTTTTGCGACGTCTGTTGGGGCAAGCGTTACGCCGAGGTCCGACCCGTCACCAGCAGTCTCCGCGGTGTGCACCTGTTCGAGCATCGTAATCGCAGCCGAGTCAAGCTTCGGACGCTGTTGCTCGCCAGCGAATTCCGCTGTCGCTATGTCTTTAGCCGTTAACACGCCCATATCGAAATACTGGCGGTATGTAGCGGCCTTAGACGCCTCGATTTCCGCGGCCTCTTTACCCGTCGGAATCCAGAGAGCTGGCCAGGTGACCTTCCAGATTGCTGGCTCGACACCACAAGTGGGGCCGTTCGCCGCGTTGAACGCGATCTTGAACAGGCGTGTCAGCTTACTACCGACGTTAACCCGCTCAGTCTCGGCTTGCGCCTGCCAGATTGCGCGATCTGATTCGCCCGTTGCGCTCAGGCCAGCTGGGCTTTGCCCTAGCAGCACCGTCACGGGCATGCGCGCTGCCGCGGCAATGCGCAAAGCGAACTGCTGTAGCAGGTCACTCAGCCCGGAGTTGAGCGAAACCGTTGACCGGACGAAGTCCTCATCCTGAGCATCCATCACGATTGCTCGAGTGACGCTGCGGAATTTCTCGACCATGTCGAGTCGCTTTTTGAGCGCGGCTTCGTTGCCGCTTTTGATTATAGCTGCAAAGTCTTTGATCTTGTAAACGTTTTGGTTTGAGTCGGCCAGGATTGCTAGAGCTGAAGCGAAAGATCCATGAAACTGGCTGATGGACTTCATTGCTCGGATTAACACCGAGCTTCCCCAGCTCTGGTTCTGGATGCTCTTGTACCGCGTGGTCTGCGCCCCATAAAACGGGATGCATCTAGACTCGTGCACGAGCGGCAAGCTCTGAGAGCTCGACTGCATGGGCTGAATTCGGTAGTGCGACACCTTGCCAAAGTTGGGCTTAAGCGGGTCGCGATACCAGCGCGCCGGCGTGACCTCGTCTCGCCCGTATGGCTGCACCAGGTGCAGGTTTGCGCCGAGCTGTAGCGGGGCGCTTTGGTCTCCGTCATCGCAGCCGATAAACAGCAATGAGCCGCCCATTAGGCGCGCCCATTTGGCGGCGGTCGTGAACTTAGCCGAGATGTCGAATTCGTCTTGCCAGTCCTGGATTGCCTCACGCTCGACAGTCGCGTCGCTCGGAATCTCTACGCCGAACCCGAGGCGCATAGCCTCGTCCACCACTGCGTCTACAATGCGGGCCGCGATGTCATCGGTCTCGTACAACTCAGCTAGTCGCCAAGGAGTCCACTGGAGGTCATCGCCACCAATGTGCATAAACGACGTTAGCTTATCGCCGACTCCGCCGACTCCAGTGATGGGGTTTTCCCATCCGTCTGTCGAAAGCGTTCGCTTCGTTGTGTTGTTTCGGCGAGACATTAAGCGATTGCGTGATGGTCCTGTGATACTAGGTAATCAAGCGCAGAAAGAAGCCCCCCGCTGTCTTGGTGCAACTGCCAAACAGCGTTCACCAACGCCGATACAAGGTCGCCGTGTCCGCCGCGGGTACGTGGGGACCAGATACGAAGCTTGCCGCCGTCCGCTGGCTTCGCGACGACTTCGGAAAGTTGCTTGATCAGCTTCTCATTACCGGGAGGGAGTCGAAGTTTCTTCTCGCGTATGATCGTCCGCAGTAGCGTATACGCCTCTTGTTTACCCGCAAGTCCTGTGGGCGCTGGGATTAACTCAATGTCGGGCAGATATTCTTTCGACGCCTCGAACTCATGCACATCAGCGGTTGCGCGGTAACAGTGCTGCCTAGCGAGCTCCTCGCTGTAAGCCTTACACACTTCGGATAGCTTCAGTGGCTCAGCTGGCGTCGGGCGACGCTCAAGCACACATGCGACAGTGAACACCTCGTCCTCGAGATGCACAGCAACCAGCGCGCTAGAGTCGTTCACTAGACCCGTGTCGAGGCCACAGCCGACTTCCGCGCCATGGGGCGTGATGTGTGATTCAAGGTCAACTCCGAGCGTTTCGGCGTGCCGCAATTCAGGCAACGCAAAAAACTTGGAGGTATTCTGTGCAAGCGGAATGCAGTCGAACTCACGCGCCGCTGACTCGGGGTCAATAGTTCGCGCGGTCGCAATGTCCGCCTTGATCTTGTCGTCGTTGCGAAGAATTTCGGTCGGCGTGATACACGCCAGGGCCGTCTCGTGTTTTGCATTGAGCTCCCCACCAGGAGTGCCCAGGTTGCGTTTCACGAGGTCCCATAGCAACCCCTCCTCGGCCCATGCGGTCGAGATAATCCCCAGTGTCCCACCCGACATTACGCGCGGCGAAACAGCTCGATAGATCTCGTCATCGTTGACGATGCCAGACTCAGCCGATCGAAAAAAACAGGCCTCGTCCAGCAGCGCCGCAACGAAGGATTTGCCGCGAACCGAAGCGCCACCCGCCGAAGCGGCAAACACCTCGATCGTAACGCGGCCCCCATCCGGGCGCATGAGCGCCACCGAGTCAGTGGCGTTGTTGGTTCGAAAACTGTCGATACCCGCAACGAGTAATGCACCGCGGACGTAGTTGATGGTCTGCCGCCCGAGCCTCATACGCTCGCAGACGATCGGGCAAAACGCAACCTCGCCGGCGGCTAGGCGTGACAGATCAGCCGTGATTGCCCGATACAGCAGGTATAGCGACCAGAGCCACGTGCCGCCAACGCGAGCCCCCTTGAGCATCGCCACCGTGTGACGAGCCGCCGGGTTAATTCGGTCGCAATCGCCGAACATGAGTGCCGCAAGCGCTCGGTCGGTTGGTGTCAGGTCAACTGGGTCAACCCGATCGAACAGAACCTTGACCAGTACCCACTGGGCGACCGTGATGTCTAGCTTCAGGTTATCGCGAAAAAACTCCTCGCACGTAGCGGGCGCCACCCACTCGGCAGCCGACTGCTCAGTGCCGTTTGTCGGTTGGCTCGGCAGGTGATGTACCCGGCGCTGGGCCGCCGGTGAAGTGGGTGCCAACCACCGGTCGAGCTGGGCTACCTGCCTGTCTATTCGATTCAGCGAGGCGAGCATCTATGATTTTCCACGTTGCGGCGACCTCAGAAACCTTCACCAGTGCACCGCTAACGGCCTCGACCATATCGGGGTCGCACGGGTTACCCTCCGCAGCGGAGCGCCGTAGGAACTTGATGGCGTCGCGCAAACAAGCTGGTACCTCGTCCCCCCATTCGCTGCGAATCGCCACCTGTGCTTTCGCGACCAAACCCAGGAGAACTGGATCGTGCTCCAGGTCAGTGCGCCACCGTTCCAGCGTTTTTTTGCTTATTCCATGTTTTGACGCAATTGACGCAAACGAGTTGCCACTGAGCAGCGCCTCGGAAACTATCCGCGCCTTTGCCTCGTGCCCGAGGTGAGCGTCCTTGCGTGGTCGCGCCATGATCTGAGTAGGAGTGGGAGGCGGGGCCTGATAGCCCGCGCCAACCCTGCAGGGCCCGCAGCGTTTTTGCTGTGGACTGCTAACATATATAGCCAACGGGCCGGTTCGCGAGTTTGGATCAGCCCGGGTGAGTTGGCCGCAGATTATCCCAGTTTGTCGGCCGGTTACTCCTGTCCGGCACTCGGCTTGTCTGCTCGCGCTAGTAGTAGCCGAGTGTATAATTCCGGCATCCGCTGCCGCAGCAGCGCCATCCTGACGACCTTTGGACCCTGTCGGTTGCGGACCCGGATTACCACCCCGTGATCTTCGAGCAGCGCCAGCGCCAACGCGCGATGTTTTGCGGGCATCAAATGTGGCAGCACGTCATCCACCGGAATCATCAGCGGGGGCTCACTGTCCACGGCACACCTCCGACCAAGCCCGCGTAGCATGCGCCACGAGCCGTTCAGCGCGCGCTTCGATCAGCGCCCAGGCGTCGGCGCGGTCCGGGTTCGACGCCCACCCTCGGAGCGTTTTGAGCGCGGCCTCAGTGTCCGCGTTGCTGCGTAGCGTCCTCTCGACCACGGGGTCAAGCGCGGCAACAGCAAACACCCGGTTGCCCAGATGCGCCTGACACCAGTCTCCGGCGCGCCCGTGGTAAGCAGTTAGCGCCTTGACCAAGCTTTGCCCGCGCTCGCGGCCAAGGCGCAACATGCACCGGCTGGCGGACGCCAGCGTCAATAACTGGTCGTAGTCTGGCTCGCGCTGGACGCCGGTAATGTCCTCGCTAGACCCGGTGGGCCACGCAGTCACCTCCGCTGGTTTCGCCTTGCGCGCGTAAACCTCGCAGGCACCCTTGCACCGCCAACAGACGGCAGTCATAGGCGGCGGCGGGCGGAGCGACTCGAACGGCTTCCGTGGTGACCCCTCGGCGCCATCGTAGAGCAACGTTAACAGTCCGCCGTCGTAGTCCTCCTTGCGCCGCTTCCAATCCACAAATTCCTTGGTCTCGATCACGCCTTCGCCCTTGCATTTGCTGCACGCTCGCTTTTTCTCGCCGTACGTTTCGAGCCGTTGGATCATCGGTCCCATGGAACTTTTCTCGCCGAGTGTGTGTTCGCTGTTGAAGTAGATCTCCAATAGCGCATGTGGGTGGTACTCACGACGACGCGGGTGGTTGCCCGCGCCGAAAACTGGTTGCCGTTCGTTTGCCTGCATGGTACTCCTGTTTTTGCGGAACCGGAGTGAGTGAATGGCCCGCCTGGGTAACTGGGCGGGTCCTCAGTCGGTTGCGACGCTACCCCGATTGGTTGAGTCGCCGGCTTCTCTGGGGCGCTCGACACCGTGACCAACTGAGCGCGTCTGTACGCCCGCAGGCACCCCTGGCAGCCGTCGCCTGCACAGTCATCCTCCCACGGGCATTCCCCTCCGGCGTCCAGCCAGGCGGCAACGAGTGGATTGCGTGCGGAATCCGCGGAGTTTTCGGTGTAGCGATCGTCAGTCACCTCTGGCCCCGCAGTCTAGCGACACAGCCAAGCCCATTGCGGATTGTGTGCGTCGCTTGTTTCAGCTCGCGGTGGACCGGCTCGGGCGTTGCCGGAAAGAACGGCTGAATTGTTGCGCGCTCCGGCACTGGCGCCATCGAGCGATCGGGGCATTCCACGCTGACATCGTTAACCGCCTCTCGTTCTGTGGGTTCCGTTGCGCAAAGTGAACGCTTAAGCTCCTCAATCATCGCTAGTCGCTCCTCGGGCGTTTCCTCCAGATCGACTGGATCGATGCGCCTTGGCGGGTGCTTGACAGTCACGGTTCTGGCGCCGAGCGTTGCAACCGCCAACGCATTCCAGCGGAAGTGCGCCCGGTGAGGTAACTGGCTATCATCATCTAGCGCATCAGTGCCCTCACTGAGCATCGCCAACATATGCCTAGCGCCGGCCTCGCGATATCGCTGGACGTCTACACACTGCCAGTTGTCGGCCCCATATTTACCGACCCCGAACGTCCCAACTGCGACGATATCGGACCAGTAATCCGGGTCATCTAGCGGAACGTTGATCCCGCCGCGCATAAACGCGTCGAACTCATCCGCTAGCATGTGCCCTTCGATTTGATGCCACAACACCGGCCAGAATTTTGAGAGCACCGTGAAAGCCAGCGGCTTCCCATCGTCGTGTTTGATCCCAATCATATCGCGTCCTCCTGAAACGTGTAAACCCATCCCGAGCGTGAAACTACCGGCTCTAAACTGATGTCCAGCCCGAACGCCTTGAGCACGCTATGCGCGCTTTGAACCGTGATGTATTTTGAGCTTTTGATTCGTAGCACACTGTGCGGCATGTCGTTAACCACTACGCGACTCAGCACCACCTGAATCCGGCCGCGAGCCCACTCGGTAGTGCCAGCGGCTTGGTCTCGCGCGGTCTGCGTCCACGCCCAGGCTCCGATTGTTGGCGGGGTCGTCATTTGCGCGCCCTAACCTGCTCGGTACCGGGCACAGAGCGACCGACTATTCCTAGTAGACTAACGACCCTGCCCGCATCAACCCGATTAACCTCTGGCGTGCTCTGCAGCTGTAGCCCGGTAGTTGTTTGTGCCGTGCGTCGCTCGCGCTTGGCGAGCGAATCGTACAACTCGATAAACCGAGCACGACCAGCAGGGTCGTTATCCGGGGAGTCGCACACGGTGTTCCAGCTTCCGCCCCAAACACGAACGCACTCGGCGATTAATGGGTCGGAGAACGTTGGCCCAGGCTCGCCGCCGTACGTCCGCCCGTGACGTCGTACGGCCAGCATCACGTCGCCGTATGCCGCTCCGCCGGAGCGAACCGCTCCGCGCATCGCTTCGAGTGCCGCTTGCCGCACCTCGGCAATTGTGGGGAAAAAGTTACTGGTCCCGATTATGTCAATCACCACCCGCTCAGTCGCGCGGTAGTCCAGGTCGGCGAGCATCGTTTCGTACAGCTGCGCCGTCGCTGCACTCGGTTTCGCATGGGGGTAGGCAACGAGCAACATCGACACCAGTTTGGAAACTTCCACTTCGGTCATTGGGTTAACACTCGTTTCTGCGCGGCTTCGCGGCGCTCCAACATTGCGACTCGGTCCAGCTGTCGCTGCAGCACCGCGTCCGCCTGTGTGAGCGGCGCGGGCTGAGGCTCCGGCGCCGTCGCGCGGCGGTACACCTCCGGCGTCAGTGCGGACAGCCCGCGGCGTCCCTGTTTCCACCACGCTGATTCGACGAGCCCCGGAATTGCCCCTAGCAGCTCCGCTAATGCGATTCCGGTCGCGAACAACCCGACTACCGCACGCACCCCAGAATCGCGCTGGTAAGCGCCCAGGCGGGGCGGAGCGAGGCCTCCAGCGCTGTGCAGCGCATCGGCGACCGCGCGGACCTCGGGCCACTGCTGCGGCTGGACCCACTCGACCGCGTGCGGATTGCGCTCGGCCCACGCTGCCCGGTCGGCGAGGGGCAACGCGAGCGCCTCGGCGAGATTGCGCGGCGCAACCGGGGCGCGCGTCACAGACTCCGGCTCGCGGGATCCCGACGTGACAGGTGGATCCGCCGGCGGGGACGC